GTTATGTAACGTCTTTGATATTCTGAAATATCGTAAAATAGCGCTTCTTGTGCATCTATCGTTTTGTCATCAATGTTAGTTTGACGCTCTAACCAACTGTTCCATTCATCGCATAATTCGTTGATTTCTGATATGTGATGTTTAGCACGACAGTCTAACCAATGCTTACATTCTCTTAGGGTCAAAAAAGTGTTTTCCCAATTTCCTTGAGAATTGCGTATGTTCCAATCAAGCTCGGGATGATCCCAAAGCTTTTGAATAGTGAAACCGCGATACTCATAAAGACCTTTGCTTATTCTCTTTGCTGTTTGCATTGTATACCTCTTTGTTGTTATGCCTTCATAATACATAAGTGTCACAAAGTGTCAATAGTGTAATTATTTATTGTGTTAGATTGTAAGATGATCTATATATTGAATATACAAAGTTGCTTGCCTGTTAGCTTTGTATGCCTCAAATAACTAGCTCGGACTTAGGTCCGGGCCTTTTTGAAGGAACACAGATTGAGTAGACGAAGCGTAAACACAGTCATTATGGAAAAGATAGTTGATCGCCTAGCATCAGGTGAAACGCTTGTTGACATCACAAAAGACAAGGCAATGCCAAGCTATAGAGCAGTCACAAGAGCCGTAGCAGCTGATGAAGAATTGTGGTCGCTATACCGTAAAGGGCGCATTCTCCAAGCTGAATATTACGCGGACAAAATCAATGGGCTTGCTATGGAACCATTGCCCGAGGGAGACGTGCGTTTCCTCAATGCTGAGGTAAACAGAAGGCGTCTCGAGATTGATACGCTGAAATGGACAACGGCTCGTAATCAGCCGTTCGGAATACGTGACAAGAAAGAAGACCAGCCACAAGCACAGACCTTCACTATCTCATGGGCCGGAGGTGATACCGCTGTTAGTGCACACGAGGAAGAAGAGGTACTGCATTGAAAGCACCAGCTAACATTCTGAGTGGCCGAGGTACGCGCGTGAAGTGCAAAACCTTTTCGCATAATATGTATTATGTTAACAAAACGTCTTATTTGCTGTAGTTTGCCGTATTTCTGGCGATACAGACCCCCCACCCTCCCAGAATCACCGCGCCACTTCTTACTACATAATATACCTGCGGAGCATACACAGTGACTCCCACACTGACTGCTGATCAACACGCAATGCTAGGTCATCTCTCAGAGCTACGGAGAAGCGTTGTAGATGGCGAAAGCTATAAGGAGCAGTTTGAGGCTGCGGTATTGCTTATTGATCTGTACGAGGCTATCTTGGAGTTGAATGGCATATTGATATATGAGGATCAGGAGAAGGTGGTTAGGCAGTGACGCATATAGAGATACCGTATGAGCCTCGTGTGTTACAGATGGAGTTGCACAATGAGATGCAAGAGAAGCGGTGGGGTGTTGTTGTATGTCATCGAAGGTTTGGCAAGACGGTATGGGCTATTAATCATATATTGAGGCATTCTCTTCTAAGCGGAAAGAGTAATCCTAGGTATGCGTATATGGCACCTACTTATAGGCAAGCTAAGAATGTGGCTTGGGATTATCTAAAGCATTTTGCTGGTAAGATACCGAATGTGAGGTTTCACGAGACGGAGTTGCGGTGTGACTTGCCTACTGGTGGTAGGATTAGTTTGTTGGGTGCTGAGAACCCGGATAGCTTACGTGGGATATATTTGGATGGGTGTGTTATGGACGAGGTTGCTGACATGCCGGAGAGTGTATTTCCAGAGGTATTGAGGCCAGCATTATCTGATAGGAAGGGATTTTGTATATTTGTGGGTACACCGAAGGGACATAATGCTTTCTTTGATTTTTATGAACAGGCTGCATCTAGTGATGATTGGTTGTCTGCGGTGTATAAGGCGAGTGAGACGGGGATATTGGACGAAGAGGAGTTAGAGGCTGCTCGTACTATGATGTCTGTGGATCAGTATGCTCAGGAATTTGAGTGTAGTTGGAATGCGAATGTGCCTGGTGCTATTTATGGCAAGGAATTGGAGGATGCTACGATAGGTGGTCGAGTAACGAATGTACCGTATGATCTTAGTCAGAGGGTTGATACTTGGTGGGATTTAGGCATTGGGGATAGCACGGCTATATGGTTTACTCAGAGTGTTGGTCGTGCTGTGCATGTGATAGATTATTATGAGAATAGGAATGAGGGGTTGCCGCATTATTGTCAGGTTCTTAATTCTAAGCAGTATTTATATGGGTCGCATAATGCACCGCATGATATAGAGGTGCGTGAGTTGGGGAGTGGTAAGAGTAGGCGAGAGGTTGCTTGGGATCTGGGTTTGAATTTTAGGGTTGTTCCTAAGCTTCCTGTTGAGGATGGGATACATGCGGCTCAGATGTTGATACCAAGGCTTTGGTTTGATAGAGAGAAGTGTAAGGATGGTTTAGAGGCTTTGCGACAGTATCATAGGGCTTATAATGATAGGACAAGAAGTTTTAGGTCTACGCCAGTTCATGATTGGTCAAGTCACTCAGCCGATGCGTTTCGATATTTCGCTGTGGGTTTAAGAGAGAGTAGGCCAAGTCAACAGGCTCCACAAAAACAGGCGGTGATGGATTATGACCCATTTGCAGCTTGAACCGAAAGAATATTGCGTAGCTGAGATTTCGGACGTTCCAGAGGTGGTTGAGTTGTGCGCGAGGTTTCATAAGGAGAGTTGGCAAGTGTTTGCGGACTTTGACTATGATAAAATGACTAGTTGGATTGTTGATAGAGTGCGTAATGAAGAGGATCAAATCTTCTTAGCAAAAAAGTACGGAGATGTTATAGGTGTGTTAATTGGGATGATTTTTTCGTTTCCGTATAGTAACACACTAGTCGGGGGCGATTATATCTGGTATGTTGTACCTCAAGAGCGCGGTGGAATAGCTGGTGTAAGGCTTATGAAGATGTTTGAAGCGTGGGCTAAAGAGAATGGTGCGGTTCGTATTATGACAGGTGCAACGTCTGGTATTGCGTCAAACAGAGCTGCTAGGTTAATGATGCGTTTAGGCTTTGAGCCTATGGGTTCGTTTATGCAGAAGGAGATATAGTATGGGTGGTTTGTGTGGTGGTAGCGGAGCAACCAGAAGGACACCAAGAGAAAGAGCTAGGCAAAGGACTGGTGCTGAAGACGCAGTTCGCAGAGGTCAGGTAACAAGGCGTACTGGTTTAGATGCGATTGTAAGTGATATTGCAATGGATACTGGTTTGCGTCAACCAGATACAGAATATTATTCAAGGCTTAATGAGAGAGCAGAGGCTGCACAAACAGAGCAAGCACGTCTTAGGGAAAAAAGAAGTAGAGATCGTAGAAGAGAAAGAGCAGCTACAGCTACTACGGATACAACAGCAGACACTACAGTCACCACTGATACAGATACAACGGCAACAACAACTACGACAGATACTACCCCCACTCCCCCACCACCACCCACACCGTTTACAGAAACAACCACTACAGGTGCGGATACAACATATAAGGGTGGAGATGTGAGTGTCGGAGATGTGATAGATAACCGCGTTGTAACAAGTGAGACTGAAGCTGACGCTATTGAAAGCACCGGGAAGGGTAGAGTTTCAACGATTGCAACAAGCCCTAAAGGGTTGCTTGGAACAGGAACAACGGGAACGGTCCGTAGAAGACGGTCTTTAATGGGTAGTGGTTTACTAAGATGATGTTGCGACGAAAAAATATAGCCGGAGAAATGGGTGCAAAATCTGCTCAACCAGCCAAACGTCGGGTTGATATGACAGTTGATCCTTTAGAGCGCCTTAATCAAAGGATGGCTGGGAGAACGCAAGGTGGTTCTTTAGAGGGAATACCAACAACAAACAAAAAGAAAAAACGCTCTTTGATGAATAATTATGGAATGATGTAATGGCACAAATATCACCGCTTATAGCTCAATTAGATAGACGTTTTAAATCTTTGCAAAGCCAAAGATCAAATTGGGAACGTCATTGGCAAGAGTTAGCGGATTATATGTTGCCGCGTAAAGCAGATATAACTAAGAAAAGAACGCAAGGTGATAAGCGTACAGAGTTGATCTATGACGGCACAGCTATTCATGCTGTAGAGCTTCTATCATCTAGCTTGCATGGTATGCTTACATCTCCTAGTACACCTTGGTTTTCTATGCGGTATCGAGATCCGGCGCTACAGAATGACGATATGGCTAATGAGTGGTTGGAAATCTGCCTAGATCAGATGTATCAGGCTTTTAACAGATCAAACTTTCAGCAAGAGATACATGAGCTTTATTATGATCTTGTGGTGTTTGGTACTGCTGCTTTCTATGTTGAAGGTGACAAAGAAGGTTTGCGGTTTTCGTGTCGGCACATTGCAGAGATTACGGTAGCAGAAGATGCCAACGGAAAAGTAGATACAATATATAGAAAGTTTAAGATTTCTGCTCGTGCTGCTGGACAAAGGTTTGGAGAAGAAACTTTACCAGCACAAATGGCAAAAGACCTAAAGAATGAGCCTCATAAAGAACATGAGCTTGTACATGCGATATATCCGCGTGGAGAAACAAAGGGTCGTAAGGCACAGAACAAAGCAATAGCTTCTGTGTATTATCACGCTGACACAAGGCAGTTATTGTCTGAGGGTGGTTTTGACGATTTTCCGTTTATGGTTCCACGTTTTGTAAAAGATAGTGTAAGTACATATGGTAGAAGTCCAGCAATGAACGCACTGCCAGATGTTAAGATGCTTAATAAAATGTCAGAGGTGACTATTAGGGCTGCTCAGAAACAGATTGACCCACCATTGATGGTTCCTGATGATGGTTTTATGTTACCTGTCAGGACAACGCCAGGTGCTTTGAATTTTTTTAGAACAGGTACAAGAGATAGGCTAGAGCCTTTAAATATTGGAGCAAACAATCCTCTCGGTTTGAACATGGAAGAGCAGAGACGTAATGCTATACGTCAGGCTTTCTATGTAGATCAGTTGTTGATGTCGCAAGGACCAGCGATGACAGCTACTGAAGTGTTGCAACGTAACGAGGAAAAGATGCGGCTTTTAGGACCAGTTCTCGGTAGGCTCCAATCCGAATTGCTCCAGCCACTAATCTCCA